TGTGGTATAATAGTAGTATCTACTCTAGAAAGGAGTTTATATGAAATTTAAACCAGTATCAGAACAAGAGCACAAAGAAATTGTCGAATTGTTCCACTCTGATTTAGGAGTGCAAGCAATTATGCAGAAATACAACAGAGACTACTACACAATTAAAAAGATTTGGCTAACTGAATATTACGAAGGTCAGTTTAAAGCCAGAACGACAAGATTGTGTCGTCTGAACAAAATAGGTAGTAAAAATCCGATGTATGGTAAAAGCGGACTAAAGCACCACAATTCCGTCGAAAAAGAAATAAATAAAGATGGTTATGTCTTGGTGTTCGCCCCAGATTGGTATTCCGGTAAACGTGATGGAAATAAAGTATATGAACACATCATCGTTTATTGTGAACATAACGGGTATGCTTTTATACCAAAAGGTATGGTTGTTCATCATCTTGACGAAGATAAACAAAACAATCATCCAGATAATTTGGTTTTACTATCCATTCAAGATCATAGACGTATTCATGCATGGTTAAATAAGGTGCAACGACTATCCCGAAAGGGAGTAGGGGACAGTGTTCCCGAAGTACCGGACTTCCTAATACAAGAAGTTGGTTTAGATAGAACCAAACAACCTGTAGAGGAAGGTGATATAGTCTGAGCTATATGGTAACATATAGAGGGCACGCGGAAACGGCGTGCCCGTAACACAACTGACAAGGATTCGGAGCAGACCTTGTGATGCTTGCTAGAATTGAGGCATTCAAGCGACTCAAAGCCACTGGCCTAGAATTTAAGATGGTTGGTACTGTCCACGACTCGATAGTTGTTGACACACCCTCAAAAAACTGCTATACTATAAGTATGGAGTTGAAAAATGCAATTGAAGCTGTTCCAAACCTTTGTAGAGAACACTTTGATTACAATTTCAGTCTCCCACTTACATGTGAAATTCAAGCTGGTCCAAACAAGCTTGAAATGAGAGAAATCGTTCTATAAATAATGCGGGTTGTAGGGGGTTGGACCCCCGCCAGCCTTCCAAGTTGGTTCTAAACAAGGAGTTCGATTCTCCCAGCCCGCTCCAACATCTTTTGTGTAAACAAAAACATTTTCCAAGAGGAAATAAATGCTAATTAAAATTGTAAATGTCTCTGTTGAAACTGTACCAAGTGGTAAAGGCCGTAGCTATGAAAAGGCTGTCGTAACTTACGACGCCAATGGTCGTGAGCAAAACTTCACCTTAATGTCCTTTACCAATCCTGCGGTGTTTAAAGCAATTAAAGATGCCAACCCAGGTCAGGAGTTTGATGTCACTGTAGGTAAGAATGATAAGGGCTATAACACTTGGACTGCTGTAGCTCCTGCTACAGGAGGCTCAATGCCCCCAGGTAAGGCTGCCTCTACTACAGTAGCTAAGAGCACCTATGAAACCCCTGAAGAGCGTAAGCTGAAGCAGCTGTACATCATCAAGCAGAGTTCAATTAGTAATGCCCTTGAATATATGAAAGCAACACGAAAAGAAGGGGATTTTGGTGTAAATGATGTTACAGAAATTGCGCAACAATTCGTAGATTTTATTTATGACATCCCACTGGAACAGATGGACAACGACCTATAAAATCTTTCCTAAAGATAAATATCAGTTTAGTAAATATCTAACACGGAGGGGTGATTATGTTATCACCCCTCCTCAAGATATTAAAGACCGGAAACGCTTTCGTGATGCGGCCTATGCTTGGGCATGGAGAAAGGGGTGGACTGTTGAAATTGATGCCACTCCTGTAGCAGAGGGTTTATGGGAAAGTAAATGTCAACTTATAGCGAAAACCAAGATAAGGGAATTCGTATAGCAAAGAAAACTGCCAAAAAAAGCTTGTTCAAACAGCACCGCCTAGGTGCTGTCGTTGTTAAAGGCAGTCGTGTTCTTTCAACAGGCTTCAACCAAAGAAGATATACAAAAGAATTGAAGCAGCCAACTTTACATGCTGAAGCAGATGCAATTCTTAAACTTCTTAAGTCCAATCGTCTGGAAGACTTGGCAGGGTCTACTCTATACGTTAGTAGGTTTACCGCTGGTGGTGCTGTTGGCTGTTCCAAGCCTTGTGAAGCGTGTCAGCGCCTCATTGAAAGTGTAGGTATTAGGAAAGTGGTTTACACTACAGATTTTAACACTACAGAAAGTTATAAAATTTGAAAGTTTATATTGTCGTTAAAGGGTGGCATTATGACGGGGAGTCTATGTGGGCTGTTTTTGACAGTTTAGCTAAAGCCGAACATGAAAAAAGTCTTCTAGAAAAAGAAAACCTAGAGAGCCGGCGGCCGAGTAGTTCCTTCTATGTTGACATCCATAGTCAGGATGTTCTATGATCTTGGTCGATGCGGACATAGTGGCGTTCAGAGCTGCGTTTAGTGCTGAGGATGAGCCAGAGCCTTTCATTGCTTGTAGTAGAGCAGACTTTATGCTTAGAGACATTGCAGAAGCCTGTAACCAATCAAGCATGGAACTCTGGCTTTCAGGGAAGAACAACTTTAGATATGATGTATTTCCTGAGTACAAAGCCAATCGTTTAGATGCTAAACGTCCTAAATGGGAGCATGAAGTTAAAGACTACATGCGAGTTCATTTCCAAGCCAATACATCAGACGGCTGTGAAGCAGATGATATGTTGGGAGTGAGGGCGGTAGAGCTTGGCGATACCGCAATTGTAGCTACTATTGACAAAGACCTGGATATGATTCCAGGATGGCATTATAATTTTGTAAAAAGAGAACACTATTTTGTATCACCTGAAGAAGCTATTCGTCATTTCTATTATCAGTGTATTGTCGGTGATACCGCTGACGGAATCAAAGGCGTGCCTGGACTGGGGCCAAAAAAGGCCAAAAAGCTTCTGGACGCATGTGATGAGGAAGCGTTACGTGACGGAACTGACGTAAACAAACTATATTATGAGTGTGTAAGCAATTTATTCTCCTGCTATGAAGAATTTGAAATGACAGCGCGTTGTTTATGGATACATAGAAAGCCTAATGATGATATTAGAGAAAGATTTAAAACAATGCAGTTTATGTAAAACTGTAAAGCCTAAAACTGAGTTTTATGTTTGGAACAAAACAAAAGATGGTTTAATGTCCCGATGTAAACAATGCCATTCTAACAAACAAAAGCAATTTAGACAGAGTAATAAAGATCATGTGAAAGCTCAAACAAAAGCCCGTAGAGACGCTTTAAAATTAAAAGCAGTTTTGTATAAAGGTGACCGATGTGAAGATTGCTCACAACAGTTTCCTTTATGTGTTTATGATTTTCACCATGTAGATTCTTCTACAAAAGAAAATGACATTGGCTCAATGATTCAGTCTTCTTGGGATTTTGTTAAAAACGAATTAGACAAATGTGTGCTTTTGTGTGCAAATTGCCATCGATGCAGACATTATCTGTAGTTTGGAGAAAGCCTGGAGACATTTGGAAGGATATGTATATTGGAGTGGACGGAAGCACGTAAGAAAGCATTTATTGTCTCTGTGTTACGAAGTGGTACACGTAGGTGGCCCCCTAAATATGAAACATTAAACAATGCTAAAACTATTAAAAAGATTAATAAGAAGTCGGGACGACTCGCCCAACATTATCAATGCAACTCCTGTAACGGGGAGTTTACGTCTACCAATGTGGAGGTCGATCACATACAGCCAGTGGTTGATGTCAAAACCGGATTCACCTCCTGGGACGATTTTATCACCAATCTATATTGTGATGTTGACAACTTGCAGGTGTTGTGTAAGCCCTGCCATAAAGCCAAAAGTAAATTAGAACGAACAAAATAATGCTTTTAAACTTTATTGATAATTCTTCTTACGAAAAACCAGCAGGAAGCAGGCTTGTCGGTATTCAAAAAAATGGTAGAAGACCCGTAAGTGTTACTTTAGATTATTATGATTTAGAGAAAATACTTAAATCGGACAAAAAAGACCAATATTTAGTCCATGTATGGGCTGCACTTGCTCCGGACAAACGAATAAACTATACGAAAGAAAACAATAACAATGAAGATTGAAGTTCCAGTATTTAATGACGATGGTAGTGTTAAGTTCACAGCAACATTGTCAGAGCAACAAGCTCAAGTTCTTCTCCAGTTTGCTATGAACTTAGCAATGGCTACAGGTATTGCAGCCCATCTTGGTGTTGTAGGCCCTGAGATTGATGACACAGGTAATCCAGTTCTAAATGACTAAACGCCACCTCTATTTGCCTGATGTCCAGTTTAAACCAGGAAATGATACGGCTTTTCTTAAAGCAATCGGAAACTACATTGTCGAAAAACAACCAGATGTCATCATTAACGGCGGTGACTTTGCAGACATGCCTAGCCTTAGCAGCTATGACGTTGGTAAAAAAACTTTCGAGGGACGAAGGTATAAAGCTGACATTGAAGCAGCGCATGACGCTATGGAAGTTCTTTTGGCACCGATCAAAGCGTTCAATCAGCGTGCTAAAAAAGGACATGGTAAGCGATACAATCCGCGGATGGTACTTACACTGGGGAATCACGAAGAGCGAATTAGTCGAGCGGTTGAAAACGATGCAAAGCTCGATGGCACCATCGGACTTCAAGACCTAAAGTATTCTGAGTATGGGTGGGAAGTTTATCCATTCCTTGTACCTGTGGTCATCGACGGTGTGGCATACTGTCACTACTTCACTACTGGTATTGCTGGTCGCCCTGCTCCTAGTGCTCAACTTCAGTTGGCAAAAAAGCACATGTCTTGTATCGCAGGCCATCAACAAGGACTGCAAATTGCAACAGCATACCGAGCCGACGGTAAAAGACTAACTAGTGTTATCGCTGGCTCATGCTATGAGCACGAAGAAGACTACTTAGGTCCGCAAGGTAATAAACATTGGCAAGGTATCTTAGTTCTTCATGAAGTGAATGAGGGTGAGTTTGATCTAATGCCCGTATCCCTAGCATACCTCAAAAAGAAATATCTATGAGTCTATTAGACGACATCTTAGAAAAGTACCCGTATAAACCATATCATCCTGTAGCGAGAATTGGAATGACAACAGCAAATGACAAGCAAGAAGGTGGTAGTCACTACAAGAAGTATGGTGACTTACAGCCTTGGGACGTAGTGATTAAATGGAATCTAGGTTATCTAGAAGGAACTGCTCTTAAATATATTGCGCGCTGGCGCGACAAGAATGGTATTGAGGATATTAAAAAAGCAATTCATTTTCTAGAAAAACTAGTTGAAGTAGAGACAAAGAAAAACCAAACACCAAAACCAGGTGAGTGGGTAGAAGTAAAAGGGGATTTTAATGGAATTAGATAAATATCAAGAAGAAGCAACAGCCTACCGTCTCCCAAACGCTTCTCCTGAAGAACGTGTAATGGGGCTTCTAGAGGAGGCTGGCGAAGTTGCTGGTGTGTTTAAGCGTCTTCTACGCGGCGACTATGACATGGATGTTGCTGGAACTAAACTGCATAAAGAACTTGGAGACATCCTGTGGTATTTGAGTCAAGTGGCGTATGACAATGGTTGGAAGCTCTCTGAAGTTGCTATGGGCAATCTAGACAAGCTACAGAGTCGTAAGCTGCGTGATGTAATTATGGGTAGTGGGGATAGTCGGTAAACTTGTTTACTGAAAGAAAACAACAATGGATAAATTTGAACTATTGGAGAAGCTTCGTGGCTTAGATGAAATTACTCTGTTAGAGCTTCTGGAAATTACTTCAGAAGAGCTTGTAGATGCTTTTATTGACAAAATTGAAGACAACCTCCCTAAACTGTATGACCAAGCGACAACGCACAATTAAAACAGAAGTAGATGATTGGTTATCCAAGAATCACAATCACGCCATCAAATACCGTAAACGTATTCAAGAAGACACTGAAACAGAACGAGAACTTAAGGAATTTTTAACTAATGCAAAAACAGAGATTCAAGACGACCTTCGCCGAGACAATCTTCCGGAATAAATATGCACAAGGACCAAACGACACCTGGGATGCCCTTGCAGACAGACTCGTGGAGGATGTGTGCGGAACTAGATGGGGAACTTTACCAGTGCTCATGTCAGATGGAGACCGAAAAGAGCTTGCTGAACACATTAAAGAAATGCGATTCCTTCCCGGCGGACGTTATCTTTACTACGCAGGTCGTCCTTACAAAGCCTACAACAATTGTTACCTACTAAGAGCAGAAGAAGACACAAGAGAAGAATGGAGCAACGTAACATGGCGAGCAATGTCTTGTTTAATGACTGGGGGCGGAATTGGCATTGACTACTCACGACTTCGCCCGTCTGGAAAGCCACTATCAAGAACTGGTGGTGTCGCTTCTGGCCCTATCCCCCTCATGTATGCAATCAATGAAATCGGACGGAATGTTATGCAAGGCGGAAGCCGACGCAGTGCAATCTACGCTAGCCTCAATTGGCAACATGAAGACATTCCTCTGTTCCTTAGAGCGAAAAATTGGTCAGAAGATGTAAAGGCTGCTAAAGAGAAAGATTTTAATGCCTGGGCTCCGCTAGACATGACCAACATTTCGGTTAACTACGACGATGCGGCGTTAGAAGGTGGTTTAGAAGACAACGCAGTGTTTCTAGAAAACTGTCGTCAAGCAATGATGACAGGAGAACCTGGTTTTAGCTTTAACTTTGGAAATAAACAAAATGAAACTTTACGGAACGCTTGCACAGAGGTTACTTCTGAAGATGACAGCGACGTATGCAATCTTGGTAGCATCAATCTCGGGAATATTCCAGATTTGGAAACTTTCAAGTCAGTGGTATGTCTTGCAAGTAAATTTCTCGTTTGTGGAACGCTCCGGGCAGATTTACCCTACGACAAGGTGTATCGTGTACGGGAGAAAAACCGCAGACTTGGACTCGGCCTCATGGGTATTCACGAATGGCTCCTACAAAGAGGACAACAATACGAGGTTACACCAGAACTAAAGTCTTGGCTGGAGGTATACAAAGATGAATCAAAACGAGCAGCAGATGAACACTGTGATCGCTTCTATATCAGCCGGCCTGTTGCGTATCGAGCAATTGCGCCGACCGGAACAATTGGAATTCTTGCTTTAATTTTTAGGAGCAAGTAAAACTGGGTGAACTCAGGGAACACCTAAACTCCTTGACAAACTCCTCTATTTATGGTATAATAATAGGTATAGAACCATAAAGGAGGTTGTAATGAAATTTAACAAACTTAACGTACTTGATACTGTCAAACAAGACAACCGACTGTATTATAGAGTACAATGTGACTGTGGTAATATTTCCATAAAGCGTAAAGATTGGGTTGAATCTGGTCGTACTAAAATGTGTAAACCATGTTCAGCGAAACTTACGGCTAGTAAATTCCCTCCACCAGTAAATAGAACTGGGTGCGAAGGACTTTCTGGTACACACTACACAGCTTTAAAAGCTGGGGCTAAACGAAGAAACTTACAGTTTTTAGTTTCTCCTGACTTTTTATGGAGTCTTTATTTAAAGCAAGATAGGCAATGCGCCTTAACAGGCGTGCCGATTGTTTTAGAGAATCAAATTAAAGACAATAATGTAAATTGGGAAATAGTAACCGCATCTTTGGATAGAATTGACTCGACTAAAGACTACACTGAAGCTAATGTTCAGTGGGTACATAAAAAAGTCAACTACTTAAAGAATAGTTTCACAGAAAAAGAATTGTTATATTGGGCTTCATTACTAGTCAAGAAGCATGGCAATCCTGATCCAAGCAAAAGTGGTGACACTTTTGAAGGAGCAACGACTAGGGATCGAGACTTACGAGTCAGTAATATCCCCACGAGCCCCCAGCCCAGCAGTAATGCTGGTGATGATATAGTCTAATCTGTATGGAAACTTACAGAGGTGTGGATAAAGAGCCACACGGGAACATGAAATGCCACAACTACAGGAATTGAACCGCTATTTGCAGTTGCTTACAAACGTCGCTTCCTCACGGAAGGGACCAAGTGGAAATATATGTACGTTGTCGATGCGACAGCAGATCGACTCATTAATGAATATGGCCTTAAACCAGACTCAATTGACACAGCATACAAACTAAGCCACAATTATGAGCAACGAATCAAATTCCAAGCAGACATTCAAGATTATGTTGACATGTCAATTAGCTCCACTATCAACCTCCCAGCGTGGGGTACTAAAGAAAACAATGAAGCATGCGTTAATACATTCGCTACGACACTCGCCAAGTTTGCGCCGCGCTTACGAGGCTTCACCTGTTATCCAGATGGAAGTCGAGGAGGTCAGCCCATCACAGAATGTGACTACGAAACAGCCAGAAACAACAAAGGCACAGTGTATGAAGAGAACGATATCTGCGAAATTACCGGCCACGGAGGCTCCTGCGGCGTATGATGT